AGTTCAGCCAGCAGCGCCACGGGCGACAGTTCAGCCAGCAGCGCCACGGGCGACAGTTCAGCCAGCAGCGCCACGGGCTACAGGTCAGCCAGCAGCGCCACGGGCGACAGTTCAGCCAGCAGCGCCACGGGCGACAGTTCAGCCAGCAGCGCCACGGGCTACAGGTCAGCCAGCAGCGCCACGGGCGACAGGTCAGCCAGCCTGGCTAACGGATGGTCATCCACTAGCGAAATCACCTCCCCCACTGAAGACAAACTTCTTCATGCCGTAGCTGCCGCATTTGGCGGTGAAAGCCGCGCCCGAGCCCCGGAAGGCAGCGCAATTGTTCTCTGCTACCGAAACAACAAAGGCCACCTTATCCATATCCGCGCCAGCAAGGTTGGTGACAACGGAATCAAGCCGAACGTCTGGTACTCGCTGGACAAAAACGGCGAATTCGTGGAGGTCAATTAATCATGGACCACTGGCAACAAATAGCGCTTCGCGAAGACCCTTGGGGGTCGATCCCATTTGGTGATGCCGGCCTAAGTATTGACGCAAAGGTCGGGCTGGTCTGTATCGCCTGCGTGGTCGTCGTTTATCTGCTCAAGGGGTTCTGACCATGAGCGCCTCTATCCAAGCCCGCCACGCAGTTCGCGCCGCGAAGAACTTCAACCGCTGGGGGCCGAAAGCCGCCACGGTCTACGCCTCCAAGCGCAACGTCCCGGTTTCCATGTTCTGCATGGCGATCGGCTTTGAAGAGCGTCGCGCCAAGCGTGCGCAGGGCGGTGCAGCATGAACGCCCCGGAACATATCACCCTCGACCGCTCCCAATTCATCGGCGGCTCAGACGTTGGCGCGCTGCTCGGCGTATCGCCATGGACGACACCATTCCAGCTTTACCAGAAGAAGATTGGCGCGCTCGTCGAGGAAATCACCCCGGCAAAGCAGCGCATCTTCGACCGTGGCCACCGCTGGGAGCCGATCGTTCTTGAAATGCTGGTCGACGAGCTGCGCGAACGCGGCCACGAAGTCGAAGTTCTGGCCACCAACCAGCGCTACACCGACCCGGCCCTTCCATTTCTGGCCTGCGAACTGGATGCCGAACTGCTGATTGACGGCGAGGAAACGAACGCCGAAATGAAGACGGCCAACCACTTCGCAGCAAAGGGATGGGGCGACTACGACTCGGAAGACATCCCGATCTACTACGCCGCACAAGGCATGCACGGTCTGATGATCAAGCCGCGCCGCCGCGCTGTCTTTGCTGCGGTGACCGGCTTCGACGAGCGCCCGATGGTTCGTTTTATGGACCGCGACGAGGAAACCATCGCCGGCATTCGCGTTCGTGAGATTGAGTTTTGGGACCGAATCCAGACGCTGACGCCGCCGCCTCCGGTTGATCCGGAGGACGTCAAGTGGCTCTACAAGTGCGACAGCGGGACGGCCATCGACGCTACCGGAGAGATTGTCGAGATGGTCCAGCACCTCAAGGACATGAAGGCCAGCGCCAAGACGCAGGAAGGCCAGATCGAACTACTGGCCGCCCGTATCAAGACCTTCATGGGCTCAAACGCGGTTCTGCTCGGGCCGGATGGCAAGCCGATGGCCACATGGAAGAACAACAAGGACGGCAGCAAGACCGACTGGCAAGCGTCGTTTTTGACCCTAACCAAGACGGTCTGCGCTGGCGAACTTGCTGCAGCTATCCAGAAGGAAAACACCAAGACCACAACGGGCGACCGCCCCTTCAATCTCAAATAACCAAGGAGAACGAACCATGACCACGCAATCCCTGAAAGCCGTCGCTACCGGCAAGGATCAGGAACCGAAAAACCCGATTGTTGCCTTCAGCAACTTTATGGACAAGCTGAAGCCGCAGATGGCCTTGGCCCTTCCGAAGCACCTGACGGCCGACCGCATGGCACGACTCGCCATGACCGCTTTCAGTTCGTCGGCGCAGCTTCAAAACTGCGAACCGAAGAGCATCGCGGCATCGATCATGACGGCCGGGCAGCTGGGCCTTGAGCCCGGCATCAATGGCGCCGGCTTTCTGGTCCCTTACGGCCGCACTTGCACCTTTGTGCCGGGTTGGAAGGGGCTGGTCGACTTGGTGTCGCGCAGCGGTCGCGGAACGGTATTCACCGGTGTGATCTTCAAGGATCAGGAATACACCTTTCTGGACGGCGCCCGCCGTGACCTGATCATCCACAACGAAACCGATCTCGACGACCCGGCCGACATTACCCACGCCTACGCTATCGGCTGGGTCAAGGATGCCAGCATGCCGATCATCGAGCTGTGGCGCGTCACCAAAATCACAAAGCACCGCGACAAATACAACAAGGTCGGCACCAAGCATTACAGCTACCGCGATTGGGAGATGTACGCCCGCAAGGTACCGCTGCTTCAGGTCTTGAAGTACATGCCGTGCTCAATCGAAGTATCGAACGCCATCGCTATCAGCAACGCAGCGGAAAGCGGGCGCGGCGCAACCATCGAAAACGGTGTCGTGATCGACATGGACGATCAACCGACGACGCAGCACGGCGCCAGCCAAAGCAATGGCACGGTCGACAAATCAACCGGCGAAATACTCGACACGAAACCGACCAGCGCGACCGACCCGGATGACCAAGCCTTGAAGCAAGTCGAGCAGAACAAATCCACCGGTGGATTCCAACCTACGGCCGAGGAAATCGCCGCGATCAAGCAGCGCGAAATGTCCGAGGCAGGGCAGACCGAGCAGCCGGCACGCGGCCGGCGTGAGCGTGGCGGGATGTCCGTCGAGTAATCAGCAAGGGGCGGGTGATTCCGCCCCATCAAGTACCCATCAAGGAAAAATCATGAACGCACCAATGCAACCGGACATGCTCGTCATCCCTGACGATTCGAGCATTGCCCAGCGCCTTATTTGCCGCGTTAATTCAATCGCTATCAAAGCGGCTTTCCCATTCATCGCGGAATCAGATGTTCGTTACTACCTGTGCGGCGTGAATATCCGCCCGCTGGACGACGGATCGGTGATGGTTGTTGCTACTGACGGCCATCGCTTCGTAGTCATCCGTGACCCGAACGGATACGCCGAAACGGAAATCATTGCCACCGTCTCAAAGGATGCTATCAAGCACGCAGACACCAAGGTGACATTCGATGTCATGAACAACGGCTCTGCGGTCTGGAATGACGCTGCCGTTCAGCCTGTTTTTGTTCAGCCGGGAAAGTCGGTGATCGACGGCACGTTCCCGCGAATCGAGAGCGTCATCAGTTGCACTGGCTACCTCGAAGGAATCACCGGGGCGGTCAACATGAACTTCCTCGCCGATGTGCTGAAAATCAAGATCGGCACCAAGGCGCCGGCCATCCGCTTCTTCTCCCGCGATGAAGATTCCCCGCTCCTGTTCCTGCTGTCCGGGATCGGCGAGGTTGAGGTGATCGGCGGAATCATGAAGGTTCGCGATTCGCTTGGCTGGCTTCCGACTTGGTTGCCGGAGCGCGGTGAATTTGAACTTTCTATGGAGGCTTCGGAATCATGAAAATCCAAACCATCACCACCAGCAACTTCCTCGGCGCCCGCGCCGTCGAGTTGCACCTGTCCAAGCCGGTGGCGCTCATTGCCGGGAAAAATTACGCCGGCAAAAGTTCAATTCAGGAAGCTGTCAGGATGGCCCTGACCGGAGAAAGCGTCCGCGTCGACCTCAAGAAAGACTATGCCGCGCTGATCACCGAGGGGAATGAATCTGGTTTTGCCGAAGTCCTCGGTACCGACGAAGGTCAGGAATGGACCGCATCCATTGTTTTGCCCAGCGGAAAGGGCCAGCACAGCACCGACGCCACATTAACTTATGTGCTCGATGCTCAACGATTTGCCAATATTCCTGAAAACGAAAAGCGCCAATTTTTGTTTTCTCTGATGGGCGTCAAGCTCGACGGCCCGGCAGTCAAGCAGCGCCTGCTCGACAAGGGATGCGACGCCCACAAGATCGAGCAAATACTGCCGATCCTGCGCGCCGGATTCGATGCTGCAAGCAAGGAAGCAGCAAGCAAGGCACGCGACGCCAAGGCCAGCTACAAGACCGCAACCGGTGGCGATACCTGGGGCAAGGAGAAGGGCGGCAAGTGGCAACCGGCACCGCTGCCGGAAGGCCATGAACACGCGCTGACCGATCTGGAAAACGCCAAGGCCCATCTGCAGGGCATCACCGCAGATCTGGACGTTGCCTTGCAAACGCTCGGAGCGGCAAACGCCAGCCAGCGCCAAATCAAGGAAGCCAACGAGAAGCGCGCCGGACTTGAGGCCATCGCCGGCAACGTGGAACGCTACACGACCAAGCTGAACCTCGACACAGCCGAACTGGCGGCATGGGAGCAGAAGGTTGCCGACTGCAAGGACCGGGCCGGCGTTGCGAGGCCTGACCCGAAGTCTCCCGGCGAATACCTGTTGCGCGGTCTGGCCAGCGTCACCGAAGAATTTCTCGACCTGTCGGAGCGTTACCCGGACGTTGAGTGGGACTCTGGCCTTCTTAGTCGGGCAAGCAAGCACCTCTACGATTTCATCCAGTTGCACGGCGACCCTATCGGCCACGACGCCAAACCGGATCAAGAAGCGATCGACAAGCTGCCTGAGTACGAAAACGCCCTGCGCCTGATGCAGAGCGCGGTCACCAACAGCAAGCGCAACCTTGAGGCTGCACAGATCGCCGCCACGCAACTGAAAGCGCTGGACAAATTAAAGGCTGAATCCTTCGATACAAGCGCCACCGAAACCAAGGTTAATGCGCTGAAAGAGCGCCGTCAGATCGCAAACGCGGAATGCGCCACGCTGTCGGAAATCATCGCCAAGGCAGATCGCCGATCTGAACTGATCAAGCAAGTGGCCAAGCTTCACGCCGACGTTCTGGCATGGACGGACATCGCCGACGCTCTGGCCCCGGACGGCATTCCGGCTGAACTGCTGGCCGATGCCCTTGAGCCGATCAACCACCGGCTGGCAGTCACGGCAGGCGATGCGGAATGGGACCGGATTGAAATCCTGCCCGACATGCAGATCATTGCCGCGCTGCATGGCCGCCCATACGCCTTGCTCTCCGAGTCCGAGCAGTGGCGCGCTGACGCCATGATCGCCGAGGCCGTGTCGCATATCTCCGGCGTCAAGCTGCTTGTCTTGGACCGCTTCGACGTTCTCGACATGAAGGGCCGCGAGGATGCGCTGTACTGGCTTGATGACCTGGCCGAAGCCGGCGAAATCGACACGGCGCTTTTGTTCGGGACGCTCAAGGCGCTACCGGCGCAACTGTTGCCGAATATCGAGGGATTCTGGGTGGAGAACGGTACGGCCGGGCAGATTAAGGAGGCAGCTTAATCATGGACTACAGCTATAGCTACGACGAAGAGTGCTACCACGGGCAATTCGACACGCCGGAGGCGGCAGCCGCCGAAGTATTCGCAAGTGACCCGCACCTGAACGAAATCTGGGTCGGGGAAAACAAGGGCGTAACGGCGCACGCTTTCATTGATGCAGATGATGTGCTTGAAAATTCCCAGCAGCGAGCCGACGAACATGCGGGCGAATGCGCGGGGGATTGGCTGTCTGGGTTAGGCAAGGAGAAACGCGCCGCGCTTGAGGTGCTGATTGGTGACTGGCTTCAAGAGAACGAACCGCCGTGCTTCTGGACAATTGAGAACCCGAGAAAGGTTTCTCGCGAACAGGTTATAGCGGCCGGCCTTCTTTCCGAACAGAAAGCCGCCTAGCCATGCCAGCCGCCACCATCCACACCGAACACGGCGAATACAGCTATTCAACCATGCCGACCAACCGCGCCGTGGCCATGTGCTACCGATTCAAGGTATTCCAGAAATACCAGGGGCAGGGCCACGGTCACGCGCTCAAGGCACACCAGATGCGGACGCTGGCTGAGGCCGGAATTCGCTTCGCGGTGTGCAGCACTCGGGCGGACAACCACCGGATGGCGCGGGTTTTGGAACGGGCCGGCTGGGTGCGGGCTAGTTCGGTATTCCTGTCACCGCACACCGGCCATCTTACGCAGGCGTGGCAGTGCCACATTTCACACGAACAAGGGATTAACCAATGATCAAATTTAGCCTGTTAGAGAATCCAACGCCCTGCCCGTCATTGGGAAACTGTCATCGATTCGAGGCAGGCCCATCGGGCGATTGCACGCTGGGCCATGAGCGCGAGTCCGGCTCTAGCGCCTGCGACAGCATTGCGTGGATGGTGCCGCCTGCTTCTACGTTCGACGCTGACGCGGTTGCAAAGGCGTTCGGGGTTGATGCGCGGACGCTTGAGGGAGTTGAGCAATGAGCCAATCACGACTCGGATCATTCGTTGAAGCCGTCATCAACATCCTGATCGGCTTCGCTATCAACTTCACGGCAAACGCACTTATTTTCCCGCATTTCGGATGGGCGATTAGCGCCGCCGACAACGTTCTGCTTGGGGCGATCTACACCATCATTTCTCTGGTCCGCAGCTACTGCATCCGCCGTTGGTTCAACGCCAGAATTCACAAGGCCGCATCCATTCTCGCAGGTGAAACAGCATGAGCAAGGACACAGGAGGGCCGGCGTTTCCTCAGTCGCAAACGCTCGATATTGATCATCCAGAAAAGGGATTTGTGTCCGGTCTTGATGTTGGCGAAGGCGGAATGACGTTGCGCGACTACTTCGCAGCGAAGTCGATGCAAGCCTATATGACAGACCCAAACGCGGGATGGGGCAAGGACGACATAGACCATGTTGCAGGAGTTTCCTACAGGATGGCCGACGCAATGCTGAAAGCGAGACAACAATGATCGAACTAATCTACACCACCGAAGCCGCCGCGAAAGCATACGGCTCCGAAGGCCCGCAGTATTCAACCGATGGAGCCGCAGCGTTCGACCTTCGGGCGATGATCGACACGGCTATCTCTATCCTGCCGAGTGAGCAGGTAATGATTCCGACCGGAATCCGCCTGAACATGGCCTACGGGTCGAACTTGACCAACATTGCGGCCGTCGTAATTCCCCGGTCTGGGCGCGGCAGCAAGGAAGGCTTGGTTCTCGGGAACGTCGTTGGCCTGATCGACGAGGATTACCAGGGCGAAGTGATGATCTGCGCCTGGGCACGCCCGACCAGCGGCCACATGAACACGGCCAACCATCGCCAAGGCGGGAATCCGATCCACATTGAGCCCGGAGAGCGGATCGCGCAGATGATGTTTGTGCCGGTAATTCGGCCGGCGTTCAGGGTTGTGGCTGAGTTCTCGGCTAAGACTGAGCGTGGATCCGGTGGCTTTGGCTCGACGGGTGCATCATGAGAAAGCGCCGAACCCCCGGCCTCAAGTCCGCCCCGATGCTGGTCATGCGCGGCCTGTGCAATGACCGGCTCGAAACCCGCGAGCGGATGGCCGTCGAAGCCTTCGCCCTAGGATATGCCGGGTTTGAGCATTTCGACACAATAGCTGACATGCAGGGCGTCTTGATTCTCGCCGGAAGCACAAGCGACCAGCGCCGCCCGGCCATGATCTGGGCGAAGAACACGCTCGGCCCGGTCCTTGGAACGATTCGTGGCCGCTATTACCGCACCGGCAAGATGGGCTGCAACGCCGAAGAATTGAAGGTGCTGCGCTCCTTCGTGAGCATGTACCGCGATTTCTGGATGAAGCAACCGCTGGTGCTGTACGAGGTGTCCTGCCAAGAGCTGCAGAAGACATATGACCGAATGAAGAACGCCGACAACAAACAAAAGGAGGCCGCGTAATGGCTCAGATCGTTGGAATTTTCCGCCTCGGCCGTGACGCCGAACTTCGCTACACCGGCAGCAATGAGCCCGTCGCATCGCTGGCTCTGGCCTACAACCACGGCCAGAAAGACCAGAGCGGCAACAGGCCGTCGCAATGGATCGAGGCTTCGCTGTGGGGCAAGCGTGCCGAGTCGTTGGCGCAGCACTTGACCAAGGGCGGCCAGATTTACGCCGTGATCAATGACCCGCATGTCGAAACCTACAAAAAGCGCGACGGGAGCGAGGGCGTCAAGATGGTTGGCAAGGTGTCAGAGATTGAGTTTGCCGGAGGCGGTCGCGGCTCCGGAAGTTCTCAGCCGGCCAGTGAATACGATCAAGCGCCGGCACGCCCGACGCAAACCAACAAGCCGAAGCCGTCGTTTGACGATCTGGGCGACGATATTCCATTCGCGGACTGTGCTGTGGAATTCGACATCATCGGTCAGCGCCTGGCGCGCCGCATTGGGAGGGTCTGAAAGTGAGCGAAGAACGCATCATCCGTATGCCAGAGCTGGAGGAAACTGTCGGCTTGAGCGCGGCCACTATCTACCGCCGCATCAAGGCCGGCGAGTTTCCGGCGCAGATAAAGCTGGGAAAGCATGCGTCTGGCTGGCTTCAGTCTGCGGTGCAGGGCTGGATTCAGAAGCAGGCCGGGCAGCAGCCGGCGAATGATGATCATCGGGAGGCGGCATGACCATAGAACAAGAGCGCGACGACTGGCGCGATAAGTATCTTGCGCTGAAGAAGGCTTGCGATGAAGCGGAGCCGGTGGCCAGAATTTGCGGTGGCTGGCAGTTGCTTTTTATTGGAAGCAACCCGATTGCAGAAATTGTACGCAAGCACGGTCTGAAGATAGGCGATGCACTATTCACCCGCCCCTCTCCCATCGTTGCGAGTGAGCAGAAGCCGGTCGAATACGTGCATGGCGACTGGTTCAAGGCTAAAACCGTCGACGAGATGCAAGCGTTCTTTATGTCTCGCCTTGCTGATATTCGAGCAGTAGCTAGGGAACACGGGTACGCAATTGGTCTTCACGGATCAACACGCAGAGACTTTGACCTGATTGCTATGCCTTGGCGTGATGGTTATTCAGACAAAGAAACTCTGGCGCATGCAATTGCTCAAGCTGCCTGCGGTATTGACCTAAATGGTAACTATCGCTGGGAAAACAAAGGTAATGGGAGATTTGCAGTTTCAATGTGCATCTGCTGGACAGATCATTCAAACCCAGAATTTAAAGACATGATGTCTATTGGTCACATTGATTTATCGGTAGTGGAAACCGCCCCACCCAACACCGCAGAGATTGAGCAGCGAGTAGCGGAGGCGTGTGCTAAGGCTTGCGAAAATCGCGGGGAGGAAAACCGCATTGCTGACGGAAAACCTTCCGGTGATCGGGATGAATTTTACTGCGCAGATGATTTGCGTATGGGCAAATGGAGGGAATACCTGTGATCCCAAGTATCGAAGAAAAACTCAGATGCCGTGATCCACCCAGACCAAGGGGCCAGAAATGGCCCCTTTTTCGTTTCTTGCCCCTCGAAAGCTGGCGGGCGATAATGGCCGCCTGATTTACCCCTCGCCAGCCTCCGAAAAAGGGGTAGCGACAACGAAACCGGATAACCAACCGGATATAAATCGAAGAAGCAAGCGCCGGGGTCTTTTGAATTCAAGGAGTTAGGCCGCGCATGCTGCTGATGATCGATAATAGCGATCACTGACGCACGTTGTAGCAGCCTGAATCAGGAAGACCGCCCCAGCGCGCCGATTCCCCGGAAGATTGAATCACCCAAAATCACGACGCATCACCACAGCGCATAAAAAACCGGATAAATTACCGGATATAACCAAATCTCTCGGTTCTTATCCGGTTCATGCCAGCCCTCACAGACACAAAGCTCCGCAACGCCAAGCCCCTAGCGAATCCGTACAAGCTTCAAGACGGGCAGGGGCTGTTCCTAGAAATACGCCCGTCAGGCTCGAAGTTCTGGCGGTACCGGTATTGGAAGGCTGACGGCAAAGACGGCCTCTACACTATCGGGGAATATCCGGACGTTTCCCTGTCTGATGCACGCAAGGCCAGAGAGTGGGCACGCGATCAGGTCAAACAAGGCCTGAACCCGACAGAGGTCAAGAAAGCCGAGCGCTTGAGCCAGTCGGATGAAAACGCCACCACATTCGAGCTGATCGCCCGCGAGTGGATCGAGGAAAACAAGAAGCACTGGTCGGAGCGCTACGCCAAGCAGGTCGAGGACAATCTTGAAAAGGATGTTTTCCCGACCATCGGGGCTTTCCCGATACGGAGCGTGAAGGCTGCGCACTTGCTGGGCATTATCCGCAAGGTCGACAAGCGGGGAGCATCCAGCATTGCGGTCCTGATTCGGCAATGGTCCGGTCAGGTTTTCCGGTACGCGGTTTCAACCGATCGGGCTGACGGTGATCCGGCTGCGGTACTGTCAGGCGCATTGAAGCGAAAGCCAGTGCGGCACAATCCGCCCCTATCGAAGGACGAAATACCGGTGTTCATCAAGAAGCTGGACGGGTACGGCGGTTATTTGGGAACGAAAATATCTATCCGCCTGATGCTGCTGACGTTCGTGCGAACGCAGGAGCTGCGGCTTGCTGAGTGGATAGAGTTTGATCTGGACGCGGCTGAATGGCGCGTCCCGGCGATCAGAATGAAGATGGCGAAACACATGAAGCCCGGGGAGGTTCATATTGTTCCGCTGTCGCGCCAGGCGGTGGCGCTGTTGAGAGAATTGCACACAATTTCAGGGGGCCGCCCATTCCTATTTCCGAACTTGCGGACCCCGAAATCGTGCATGACGGCAACGACGATCAATCGAGTGCTTGAGCGCCTTGGCTACCTTGGGCAGTTCAGCGGCCACGGCTTTCGCACGACGGCGTCGACCATGCTGCACGAACTTGGGTACCGGCCCGAGGTGATCGAGAAACAACTCGCGCACGCCGAGCGGAACAAGGTGAAGGCAGCCTATAACCACGCCTACTACTTGGCAGAGCGCCGGGAAATGATGCAGGCGTGGGCAGACTGGATTGATGGGCTGTCGGCTAAAGGCGGCGCAGAGGGAACGACAGCTTAATCAGCAGATCATGCCACGCCAGCCAAGCCTGCAGGCCGTGCTGCCAACAAACCAGAATTGGCGGATGTGCAGCTTTCCACTTCGCCAGGCTGATGATTTGTGCGTCCATGATGGCTCCTAAAAATATTTAGTTTTGTGCGTACAAAACACTTGCAATCTAATTTTGTGCGTATATAATAGAACTCATGGAAGGCAACAACGCCAACCAGCCGCACCTCGGGGAATCAGGGGTAGGAGAAACAAAATGAGCAACATCGAAAAGCTGACCAAGACGCTGGATATGGTTTCCGCCCGCCAAGCTGAAGTCACCACCTCAGAAATGCGCATTCGCGGCATGAGCAACATCGACAGCATCATGCCGGCCTTTGGCCCGAGCTGGATGCAGTTCGCCGACCTCGGAATCAAGCGCATTAACGAAAAAGACTGCCCGGTCTATACCGTGAGTGCAGAGCAGTTCTCGGCCTATCTCACCGCCAAGCGCGAATTCGCAACCAAGTAAAAGGATAGCGGCCATGACACACGACAATCGTGGCCGCCTTGCCGTCAATACAGACGGTAACTGGCGGCTCTATACCAACACGCTTCCAGTTAACTCAACGCCCCTTGGCACTGTCACGCGAGACGAGTCTGACACCGGCGCCCTGGTGCGCATCGAAGCGACCGGCGCCTATGTCCAAGTCAATGCGTCCGTGATTCGCTCCCTGGATGGCCGCAAGGTTGCCGCTGCCCTTGGAACTGCTGGACGACCGTCTGAGATGGCCGGCGGAAAGAAGGTGAACACCTATCTGGACGCCGAAAGCATCGCCATCGCCACACGCCTTGGCAATGGAAATGTCAGCGAAGGCATCCGCAAGGCGCTCAAAGCTGCATCTAGTACTTAGCCTGCAGGAAAACGCGCCCGGTCTTGGCATCGTGGGTTTCCCCTTCCGGGGGAATCCCTAGCGCTATCTGGCCGTGATGCTTTGGCTGAAGAAAAGCAAGGCCGCGCTGGTCGAGAAATGCATACCCGTTGCCCCGCCCTTCCTTGCATTGCTTGGCGAAGTAGTCGGCTAGTTGGTAATTTTTAGCGGCGAAAGGAACGGGATCGGTCATTTTGGCCACGCATCCATCAGGGTTTGTCGCTCGCTGTAGCATTGGTCAGCCGCTGCAAAATTGTATTTATGCACTGTGTTTCCTAACAGTATAATGACGCAACGCCCCATGCTTGCAGGCATGAGGCGTCACTTCCCAAGCAGTCGTTTATGAGGAACGAAAGCCATGAGCAAACGAAATCTTACCCCGGAGAGGCTTCACCAAGTTCTCCACTACGACCCGAAAACCGGTGAATTTTTTCGGCGAATCAATAGCCGCAGAAGGCCAAATTCACTTGTCCACGCAGGAACAAAAACTGTCGCCGGATATATTGCGATCTATGTTGATGGATACCATCACACGGCCCATAGATTGGCTTGGCTGTATACGAAATTCGAATGGCCAAAAGGCGACATCGACCACATCAACGGAAACAGACAAGACAATAGGATCAGCAACCTTCGTGACGCGACGAGGCTAATAAACTCGCAAAATAAGCGCAGCCCAATCCATGGCAAGCAGTCTGGGCTGCCCCTTGGCGTATCAAGGGTAAGGCGCGATCTTGCAAAGCCATTTTTTGCCGCGATCTGCCACAACGAAAAATCGATCCACCTTGGCTACTTCTCAAACGCAGAAGAAGCCCATGATGCCTACCTTAAAGCTAAGCGCTCAATGCATGAGGGATGCACTATTTAGGCCATGCATCTTGGCACGTCAATGCATCGTTTGAGTGCTCATCAGCTTTGACTGCCAAGTCTGCAATTGCAATCGCGCACTCGCCGAATACGGCAAGGGCGGTGTCGGCTGTCGCATGGCAGGTTTCTGCGGTATCTGCGGACACTCGACCACGGATGGCGGCGATGTCGTTGCGCAGGCTGCCAGCAGCAGCGGTAGCATAAGATGCAGCAGCATGGAGCGCGGTTTCACGTTGAGCGGCGTCATATTCGGCTTTCTGAAGTTGTTTGATCATCGACTGTTCGCGCTGACGCGCTTGCTGATCGGCGACGACCTGGGCGGCGAGTTGCTGCGTTTTTGCAGCGTCCCACTTTGCTTGCACCGAGTCGGAGCCGTGCGAATGACCGGTGGCGTAGATTGCGCCAATGATCAACGCGACGGCGATAGCCTCGATGGCGATCCGGTATTGGGCCGGTATCAATTGCAGCGGGTTCATGGCATGAATACCCTGTTGCCAGATTTCGGCGGGATTGTCTGAAGGTGGCACCAGCCCGGCGTCGACTTCGGGTGCTCAAGCCACAGCCCAACCTTCGCAAGCTCCGGAAGGTTTGCCATGCACCAATTGTCGAGCGTTCCGCTCGGGTCGTGAATGTCGCAGGCTTGCCCGGTCATGTGGCGCGATCTGGCCGCAGCATTCGGCGTGGCCGCATTAACCGCAGGAGGTCGCCAGCCGGAATTGACCAGGCTGTTATTCTTGCCGGCCACAAGCAGGACGCCGGCCTTCGTCGCCGAGAACAGAAGGCGATTGACGAGCGAAACCGTGTTTTCCGCGTTGAACCGGATGGCATCGGTCAGCGACGAGGCATATTCCTTGTCGCGGCCCATCCAGTAATCATCGAGTGATATTTGCGTGGTCATGAAAATCCCTTCGATCTGTCTCTAGGTAGTCAGTCGCCCGGCGCAACCGGGGAACAAACTCGGGCCGGTAGTAGCCCTGGGGAACGCCATCGGCCCAATGGCGTGATGTAGCGATCTGGACCGCCGCTATCGACGCCAGAAGCGAAAGCACGAACAGGTCAGGGATAAGACCCCAGACCAACGGCGCGGCCATTCCAGCGCATGCGACGGTGCCAAGCATGACGAAGGCCAGCCGAACATCGGCGCGGACCTTTGCGCTGCTCTTGACTGACCGGCAGAACACCGAGAAGAAAATGGCCGCGCACAGGGTTTCGTGCAAAATCAGAATGACGACATGGTTCATTTTTTGCCCTCGCTGAACCGTCCAAGGATGGCCGACAGAGCAAGGCCGAATGCGTCGAACACCGGGCGCCAGCCATTGCCAAGGGCGCCAATCAGCAAAGCCACCGGGGCCAATGACTCATTGACTGGAAATCCCCACATGCGGTCTGCGATGTTGGCAATGAAGAAGGTCAGGACCACGGCTGTCAGCGTGCAGCGCAGAAGAAGCCACGCTCCGGCCGCGTTGGTCGTTGTCTCAGATGCCGACAGAGGCCAAAGCGCGCCAGCCAGAGCCGCGAATGCGATCAGCGCATAGGGACCAGCCATCGGGCCGAATAGCGCCACGGACAGCACCGTTAAGCTGATTCCGGCACTGGTTGCAGTTGGTTCTGCCATGTTTTCTTTCCCTGAAATGAAAAAACCGCCCGAAGGCGGCTTTAATGGTTTTGTCTCGGTCAGGCCGTGACGAGCTTCTTGAGCACGCCGGCGACGTCGATGTATGGAAAGCCGTCACTGCCAAAATAGACTTGGGCCGGAGTCATGGTCGGAGGCGCAACGACACCAGCCAACGCGGTGTAAAAGAGGTTGAAAATCTTCGAGTGCCCAGAATCCGCAGGATGCACGTTGTCGTGCATGTCCAATGGGACGAGAGCCCCGCAAACATCAACCAGGCTGACGTTCAGACCGTAACCAGCCATTTCCTGCGATAGCGCAAGAATTGATGAATTGTAGGCATCCACATTGGCGGCAGATCCACCGTAGGTGTAGGCCAGCGCATGGGGAATATTGCCAAGCACTACCTGCCCGCCATTCGGAACGCAACCGGAGAACCATTGCAGGAAAACAACGTTTGCGGCATTAGCCGATATAACGCTGATCTCTACCATGTGCGATCCTGCGCCAAGTCCTGGGAAGGCCAAGTCCATCGCGCCATAAGCGGCACCCAGAATCGTGCGAACGTCGCCGCCGACCGAAAACGTTCCCTTGGCAACCCCGTCGATCATCACGCTGAACGTCGCCGAGTTGTTGTATTGGCGCAGCATCCCGAGGATGATCGTATCCCCGGTGACGGTAAATGCGGCGCTTGCACCTGGCGCGCTTGTGGCGTAGCAACCGAAGGCGTAGCCATTCGACCATGCGCCGCCAAGCTGGGCCGTGCTTGGATTTATGGGCGTTGTTACCGATCCTAGCCGAGCGCAGAAGGCCCGAAGACCGTCGATGTAATAACCGCGCTTGGATGGATCAGAATCGTACTTTGCTTGATCGTTCGTACCGAGCATCACAATCGATTTGTCCCCGGGCGAGATAGTCCGAGCATAGAGCGATGGCGTCTGATCCATGACCATGCTGGTCGATACCGCCGCGTTGTCGATTGTGATACCTAGGGAAGCGTTGAGCTTGCCAATGTAGCTGTTCGCCGGCGACGATGCGCCGGCCCCTGCCGTGATTGAGTCCCCGAATGCGTGCATGGTCATGACAGCTTTGCCCTCAGCGTTGCAATCTGGCCATTGATGTCGGCCAGCCATCTGTTGTCGGTGCCCAGCACAGCCTCGCGGATTCGGCGCGGTGTCACCGTGGCCTCAAGTGCGGCGATCTGCCCGAGAATGATCTGATTCGGCGTGGGCCGCGGCGCATCCTGGAGAACGGGATTGCCGTTTGCGTCGGCAACGATTCGCTTGCCTTCTGACTGGCCAGCAAACAGCGCAGCGTGTTCGGCTTCCGTGATTTCAACCGCATCAGCCGGAATGTCTGCATGAACATCGGCCAAATAGAAGCCACCTGTTGATTTTGAATAGAGCATGCTTCCCCCTTAGTAACCGATTGCGAGCCAGGAGAAATTACCCGGCGTATATTTACAGAACGCCACAAAAGACGCGGCAGACATGGAGATCAGTTCGCAAATGTCATCAACGCTGCCATTGTTGTTGTAGGTGGTCAGCAAAACAGACCGGCAGGCAGTCGGGAAGGTCAGCGGGAGCGTGATAGTCGCGGTTACGCCTGCGGCAACGCCTGACCCGTACTGGATGATTGTTCCGCCGGGGAGAATTTGATAACCATTGGCGGCGAGGGACTGATTTGAGCCTTTGAAGGCCTGAGCTAGCGTCGATGGGCTGATGGCCTTCGTGGTTGACGTCAGTGCTTGAGCTTCGGTATTGGATGCAAACGGGGTCGCCGATCCGGCGGCAATCATCGCATTGACGCCAGCCTTCATATTTGCGATCAGCGTTGCCAACGTTCCATCATCGACCGAATTTTGACCTGACTCGTCGGCAATGAACTGAGCCAACACGGCGGCCATGATGGAACTCTGCCGCAATGCCTTGTTGAACTTGGCCGACGGCGCGACGCCGGACTGGAACCCGTTTGCCAGAAGCGTTGCCTCGGCAGCCCATGCCGCTTGCGTTTCAACGTTTGCCCCGCTGCCGATGGCAAAAGGAATGAAATCGTTTGTTGTTGCCATAAAGCCCCCTTAGAGAGAGATACCGAATGCGCCGGTTTCAAATCCGGCGATGTATTGGTTTGAAATGTCGAACCCGAACATCGGGGCGCCCGGAACTGACGATGCGGTATATCCGTTGATATGGACGCCAGCCGGCTTGATTGGCAAATAGCCGTTCTTGAGCAGAGAGGTCAGGATGGCAGACGGCTTTGATCCGGCCACATACACATCAATTGACATGTCCTGGTTATCGACCGCGAAGACCATAGACCCAGATCCGGCAAAGACTTGATTGATGACGGACTGCCAACTTCGAAGAGTTCCATCCCAGTTGTTCGCGCCGATCTTTGCCCGGATGAGCATGCGATACGTGCCATCGTCCAGCGCTGTAACCCCTTCGGACGGATCGAACGGCCCCTTGATAGACCCCTGGTCAAAACCAAGATTGGCGGTGTCGAATGAGAAGTAAACTGCAAAAGGGGTATTCACATAGCGTGAAATTCCAACCCATAACCCAATCGCGTCCAACTGAGCCCCAACGGACAAATCAAGATCAAACGCAGGAGGGATGGCCTGAAACACATTGTTCGCATCAGCAAAACAACCGGCCACAGATTCGACCAGGGCGCGAAACTTAGGCTTTGCGCGATGCTGCGAGGTGATCAGTGCAGAATATTCGGCCGCCGTTGTCATCAGGTCACCGTCAGTGTTATCGAGGCAACCGCGCAGGATGCCTTCTCGTTGAACAATACCGAGACATCAGGAGAACCAGCCCCGTGCAAGCCGGTCAGCGCCAGCGATGCAACCTTGAACGACGTGCCGGCCGACTTCGCCGCGGTGATCGAATAATCCCATTCGACACATCCGGAAGCGCCACCGCCGATAGCTGTTGAATTTATGTAGTCGGCAATCGATTGTTTGATCTGATCACCGACTGCTGTGCTGTACCCGGATAGCGCCTTGATCGTAATCGCTACCGAAACAGGGGCGTCAGTTGGCCGGAAGAACCGGATTACGTGCGCAATCCCGATGTTGTCTGTGACTGTCGCCGAGGTCGTACCGTGCGTGTAAGCCCCGGGCGTTTTCTTGGCGGAAATGGCGTTGGCAATGGACGTTGAGTCGCCACCGAGCACCACAACGACAATGGAATGCTCTGGTATGCCGTTGCTGTCGGTCGCGTTGGTATCGTTCTCATAGGCGCGCACTTGGCTAACCCCTGCCAACGACTCAACGGCGCCGGCAATGCCTTCAAGGATGGTCAGGGATGGAATTGCAACTGATTGACCTTGACGGACGCGCAACGCAGCATCTGACTCGACCGGCGCCCCTTGGCTGGCCGCCGCCGCATTGGTTACCGATTGCCAGCCATAGACCGGCGTTGAAATCTTGGTGACGGTGCCGACGGCGGCAGCGATGGAGCCGGCTGCACTACATGTTGCCGTGACCGTGATGGACCCCGATAGCGGAATGACCACGGACGCCGGAAGCAGCCAGCTATTGCTATTCGCATCCGAAACGATGCCATTGTTTATGGTCGTTCCAGCCACGCCAACAATCGTCAGGTCGACCGTTGAATAGGACGCTACAAGACGGGAGATGCCGTTGGTCTTGACCGCTGATGACAGGTTGTTGCCTTGCGCCGTAGCTGGGCTGAATGCGTTGTAGCAGGCCACTGCGGCTGCATTGCTGTCATTGATGGCGGCAGCGATGATGCCGATGAATTGGCCGTCCTGGCTATCATTTCCAAGATAGATGTCGGCGCCGAAAATTGACCGGTACTGCGCCTGAAGGTAGGCCAGAACATCGGCAAAGGTCGGTGCGGATATTCCGGTAGCGCTGATGGTCGGTGCTGTGGGCGATGCCATTTACAGAGTCTCCGAAATAGTCGCGGCGCCATAGAATGTGTTGATCGTGGCGGTGACTGAAAAAGCGCGGGTATTCCCGTCAAACGTGCTGTCGTAACTGGTGATTTCCGTCACGCCAGGCGTCCCGAGAATTCTGGATTTGATGGCTGAGTCCGGATTGCTGCGCTGGAACCGCTTGCCGAGAACATCCTGCATGTAGGGCGTGCCATCGGAGGTATCGACAAACCATTCACTCTTCCAGAGTTTTAGGCGGGTCATGACGGCCTGCGCCACAGCGTCGGGCGAATCTTTGAGAAAATCGGACCCGCTGCCAAGCGTGTAGTCGCCGGAAGAATCCATCTTTCGGTATTGCATGGGGGGTTACTCCGCCTGCACAGTGTTTGTAGTGTGGGTTCCAGATGCCGCTTGCTGGTTTGGTTGCAGCGTATTGCCACCTCCGGACTGTGGGTGCGTGTGGCCGTTATAGAGCGTCATGAACAGTTCCGTGCAAATCTTTCGGAGCGCTGTACCGGCGTTTTTCAGGATGATGCTCGCCGCCTGGATGGTTGCCGTCCCGGCCGCCACAACCGATGCGTTCCCGCCTGCATTGACATTGATTGAGGCTGGGGTATTGATCGTTATGACCTTGCTTGTCGTATTGATCTCGACATAGGCCGATCCATCATCCGTCCTGATCTGGGCCGCCGAGGTGCTGACATTGAACTTGCGCGGCTGAGACCGGACGCCAGGCAGAACAAAACCGTCCGACAGGTCGTGCATTCGTATTTCGGCTTGGCCCTGAACGCCGCCGAGCTGCCACCATGAATCAATGCAGCGTGAAGCGAACACGACCAGGCACTCATCGCCCGGCTTGATCGGGAAGGTCATCGTTACGCCGCCGCCGCCGGGGAAGCAAACCGGGCAATCGAGGAGAACGGGCATTTGTACTGCCTGAATGTCTCCGTTGACCATGCTGCGAGCGCCATTGATTGCTGGCTGCACCTTGCATGTCATCGCGGCCGGGTCGAAGCTTTCAATTATTCCGGGGAGCGCTGTCCAGACCTTTCCCTGCTGCCCTTCCATGGCGATGCGCTGCGTTTCCTCTGGGTCGCCGGATCGTTCGCGTCTGTCCATCAGCCATACCTCTTGATTGATCCGACGTCACCATTCACGCCTTGGCGCGGGATGTAGCTGGCCGGGATAGATGCGTCGATGGCCAGGCAAAGAAGGTCTGAATACCACTCGTTGCCGCGTGTGTCTCCGATATGGTCGGCAATCATCACGTAATACAGGCCATCGGCATTCAGCTTGATTGACTGTTCTGCCATCAGGTTGCCGGCCTGCTGGTTAATGCCGAGACCGAAGCGGTAACCCTGAATGCTTTTGTTGTCGATTTTCACGGCCTGCCCGATCTTGATGTTCGGGTTCAGCAAGACACGAATCTTGATGCCGTTCTGGGTCTGCTCGGGCAAACCGATCATACCGGTGGCCGAAGTGATGACCGGAATATCGCCCTCGATGTAGGCACTTTCCGGAATCATCGTCAGCTTTCCGTCTTGAATGCTCCAGGCTGTCTGCGTGTTGCGGGCAATCTTGCGCAACTCGTCACGGCTCATGCCATAAATAACCTTGCCGCGTGGCAACTGGTTTCCGGGCATATCAGGAATGTATCCCTTGGAGATCGAGAATTCCGCCATGCCTTGAAGCACCGCAGAGATTTGATCTTTTGGGGAAGTGGACTCTGATGCCAGGCTGATCGCTGACATCGCGAAGTTGTAGGCGCTGTCTCCATCGGCCGCCGTGATGTCAAGATAGGTATCTGTTTGCGACTCTCGCCCGCGGCGAACCTGCTTTATCTCGCCATCGAACAGCACGCCGAAGTTTCCGTCATAACCACCCTGAATCACGATGCGCGTGAATTCCGGCTGCGGCTGCAACTGCCGGATGCGGTCAGCTGTTGCGTCAGACACGTTATAGACGCGGATGTCTGCGCTATTCGGTGTCTGCAGGTCGCCACGCCGGATGGCAAAACGGAAGCGCAGTGCCGACAGGTCAAGTGCATCGCCATCCTGGCCGCCAATGATCAGCGAGGCCTTGCGCAGATACTGTTTCACGCTCATCAGTCGGTTACCCAGAAAAGAAACGAGGCATTGCCCAAATTATCGAAAGTCGGCACGTCGTCAGGATTGACGGAGCTTTGAACCCATAGCCGGCCGGCAAACCCAAGGTGCTTGTATTGGGCGAGCAAGTCGGCCCCCGTTACGAGCGGGATGCCTTGCACGATGGCCGCCCCCTGCTTGTCGGAAATATCCAGAACCCACCCGCCACCAGGCGCGCTTCGATAGGCAAGCGTCAGCTGATACTCGGTTCCACTGAGCGAAATCGTGAAGCGCTGAGGGTTTGGCGAAAGCGGAATTTCGAAGAATTTCGGCATGTCACATCCCTTGGCTTGAGACAGCTCCGCCGCTCATGGGAGAGAAGGTTTTGCTCTGCTTGTAACCGGCGTTCTCAATGTTGGCCGTCTTGGCCGGATTGGCTTGGTTTTCCTTGGCCGGCAGCGTCGTCACTTGCGTTTCGACAATGATCATCTGGCGGCATGTGGCCTGCACCATCAATGCGCTTCCGGTGCTCTGGTCGGTCGTCACATGCAGACCGATGATCTGCATGTTGCTGTACTGGCGCTTGCTGGTTGTAATCGCCAGCGGCTGACGGCTTTCTTGCAGCGCTAGAAGGTTCGAATAGACCGATGACACATAATCCGAAGCTGACATCGACCCGCTGAACAATTCGGAAACAGCCGACAGGAACAACTGCAGCGTTGAGTTTGTCCAGCCGCAGCGAATGACCACTTCTCTCGGGCGAACAAAGGCGTGATCCGTGATGGACGCGCCAAGTTCAACCGGGTGTTCCGTCACTTGCAGGGTGTCGGTGTAAATCTCCTCAATCGTCGCCGGAATGTCGATGGTTCCGATCCGTCCGGATGGAGCCAGCGAGAGGAGATCGAAGAGAGCCATCAGTTGTACCTTAATTGCATGTTACGGGCGAGATTCTGATTCACTCGATCCTGCTCGCTGGCCACGGCACGGCCAGTCGCCGAGGCATCGCCGCCATTGACGTTGATCGTGGTGTTCTGGGCGATCTGAACCGCAGAATCGCCACGGCTCGACGCTTCAGACAATGCCTCAAGAGGCCGTTCGTAGTGGCGAGAAACAATTTCTCCAGCCTGGCGTGCGTTGTTGGATGCTTTCAGCAACATGCCGGCCTTGCGCGCCCCGACATCCTGACCTTGCGTAAGCTCGTAATTCACGAAGCCCATTTGTTCTTCGGCAGTCGATTGTCGGATGTCTTTCCCGGCCCACTTGGCAAACGCTGCCTGACGATCCGGATGCCATTGAGCGAGGCCGTAGGCTTTCCCGCCATCGCCGATAGCATTGGGGTTCATGGTGCTTTCGCGATGGAGATTAGCAACAATTCCGGCGGCTTGATCTTTCGACCAGCCAAGGCCCATGAAGAAGGCCATTGGATCGGCGCCGCCTTTTGCCATAGGCGATTTATTGCCAGTATCCGATTGCGAACTGCTGCTACCGGTCAATGCTGAGTCGACCTGATCCTTGATACCCAGCTTGTCGAATATCCACGCCATCCCCTTGCCGATAGCATTGGCAAAACGTGAATTCGCCAGCGCTTCGCCGGCCGCGTTGATCCACGAGAATATGTTTTTCCATCCTTCGGCGATCTTGTCGAGGATCGGCAGGATGATCGGTCCGGATTTGTTGATAACGTCAATCAGGTATGTCCCGATGGTTACCCCTACCGCCTCGATGCGCGTTTGTATTTCGCGCAATTTGACGCCGAATTCGTGAGCCTTGCGGGTGGCCTCTTCGTATCCTGCATCCTTGAGCAATGCCTGTTGCTTTTCCAGTTCTTGGGAAAAGTCGCCATTCATCATGGCGCGCAGCGTGTCCTCGCCAATGCCAAGCATTGACCCATACTGTCGGGCGACAGTGTAGGGCTTGTCCTTGAGCGCCTGGCCGAGCTCGACCATCAACTCTGTGGTGTCTTTCAGCTCCCCATTTGCTTTTCTGGTGTTGACGCCAAGGCTGGCCAGAAACCCTTCGGAGCCCGGAGTTTCTCTCATCCACCGAGCGAGACTTTGAACAGACTGCAGCGCATCTCCGGAAGCCGCGCCAAAATTGACAGCAGCCTTCTCAAATGCCTTAAGGTTGGTTGCGCTCGCGCCGGTCTTCTGCGCTGCAAAGTAAAGCGCCTCCATGTTCGCAGCGAAGGCGGCAACCCCGGCCGATACTGTCAGCGCAGCGCCGGCAATACCGACGACCAGCTTGCTGACTGCCTTGGTCGCGCCTTCTACACCGTCGGTGAATTTCTTGAGGGACTTTTCGTCAGTGCGAAATCCCAGCGATACAAGAAATTCCCGGATGACGTCAGCTTGTGCCATGTTTTTCCCTCGCTATTCTGTTCGCCAACGCCTCGTTGTCGGCATGGCACGCAATCGCATCATTCATCAGCGCGATGTCGGCCAGATCGATCGATCCGTCCTTGAGGCTTTCGTACCGGCACATGCCGGCGCGAACAGGCGCCAATAGCCAATCATCGCCACCGGGCAGGCAGCGCCAATCGGCGGTTATTCCGGACTGCTCGCTTGGCTGGTAAGTAGTCCTTGAATAAAAGGGCCCAGGCTGTCCGCAATGACCTTGATTGCGATCTGGATCAAGTCGCCGAGGTCCATGTCGTCAAACATGCAGGCCTTCGCTCCCTTGTTCCAGACCGGTGCCCAGTTGCCGCCGGAAGCCTGCCGATGCACGACCGATAAGCATGTGGAGATCACGTATTCGCTCGACTCGTCGCTCATGTTGGCCAGGCCATCGGCAAACGGCCCAAGCAATGCGGCAAGACCGGACATGTCCTTGGCCATGCTTCCGTCTTGGGAAATCTTGACGAAAACCGGGATCAGGGTCGGGATGATCGGAGCCACCCGGCGGGAAACGTGGAGTTGCTTGAACGCGTCCAGCTTCCCCGCCCGGTATTGGTTGTCACCAATTGAAAATTCGAGCATCACCGGTTACTCCGGATACACGCCAAGAATGGTATCGATCTTGATGCAATCGAATGCCCACTCCATGATGTCTCCGTCCTTGGCGTACTTGATAGCCGGCTTTTTCTTGAATGCCGCGTTTCGGCAGACCGTTACGTCGCCGCTAACCGGGTTGGTGATGGTGATCACGTTCAGGCCATGCAGCTTGCTGGACATGGTCTGGGCGTCGTACATGGCCATCAGCTTGGCATTCGTCGGCGACGTTTTGAGCAGGCGAACGGTGACGGTGCCCGACTTGTCGGCGTGCAGAGAATGCATGCCTTCTCCGTCAGCGCCGATCATCATCGTGTTCTTGTCGCCGGCCATCTCGATTGAAATACCTTCGTCGGCGAGGGCCGCGCCGTAGCCAAGGTACAGCGTACCAGTGGGGCCAACCAGCGCGGCGTTTACATCCATGAAAGAATAAGTTGCCATCGGTCAGCCTCTTAGCGATTAACGTTGATGATGATGTTGGCCGAATGAACGGCGCCGGCCAGCTTGATTGCGCACTGGATCGCCGGTGCCTTCCGGGCTTCGCGGTCGGCTTGCGATTGCGTGGCAACCGGCGGCGCGTAAATGTAGTAGCCCTTGGGTAGCGTATCGCCCTGGTTCAGCGCACCGAATCCGGAAGCATTCCAGACGCCGGGAGCGACAAGGCCATTGGTGACAGCCTGTTCAAGGCGGTGCGCAATGGTGGCCAGAATCAGGTTGATGCCGGCATCCGTCTGCGGAATCTTTGTCGTGCTGGTGTAAAGCAGGTTGTAGACGGCCGTCTGAACATCGTTCTGCAGCCAGTCGGTGCCATGCACTTCGTCAAAGAAGTAGCCATTGACCATCTCGCCTTCTTGGATGATGGCCGTGTCGTTGTTGTACTGGACGAAGGCATTGCAGTTCTTGAATCCAAGCGTGGCGGCTTGGCTCTCGGTCAGGTTTTCCGCTGCGACGCCGGGCTCCTGCTTGAACTTGATCGTCAGGGTCGTGTTCGAGCCTTGGAAATTGACCGAGAAGGCGCGACCGACAATTGAGGCGGCTGCATGCGCATTGCTGCTGGAATACTGAATGAAGGTTCGCTTGTAGCCGAGGGCCTTCAATTGGCTGGCAATGTCGGTCGTTTGCGTCGAGTCGAGGACAGTGGTGTTTTGCGTGGTGACGCCATAGATATGGCTGGCGCTCGATCCTTCGATGAAACCGGCAACGGCCAGCACATCGGCGTCAGCCGGAGCGACAGACGATGCGACATAGAGCCCGTACCAGGCATTCGAAATGTTGGCGAAGGTTGCCACGGCGTTGACCAGCGTTTCCGCTGCGATGCCATCGACGGACGAGCCGCCATTCGTGTTGCCGATCTTGAGCAAGGCACGAACGTCGGTACCGGACCCGGGCGCCGCGGCAAACGATACCTTGGACGTTGTTCCGGTCGTCGCGCTGGTGATCTCGAAGCGGCTCAGATTGGCATTCCAGACGCAGGTTGCGCCGGTCAGCTTGGCCTGAATCGCACTGGCAACACCGTTCAGGTTGGTGACGCCGGACAAGTTCAGAGCCGTCACGTTCTGCAATACGCTGTCGATGGTGACGCCAAATGCGCCCGTGGTGACGCCCGTAAAATTGGCGATTGCCTGATCGACCGTCGAAAGAATGCCGCCATGCAGGATACCGGACATTGCGACGCGTGCCCACTTGCCGACATACAGCGTCGAGGGCTGCGGGGTCTGACCGAAGTACAGCGCAGCAGCCTTGTATTCCGGGGCGGTCGTGCCAAAGTCAGCGGCCACGCCGTCCAGCGTGGTGTAGAGGCGCAGGCGCTCCGTGGTGTCGATGATGGCGCTATCGCCAAGGATCAACAGCGATCCAAAGTTGCGAGTGCTTGCCGCCTTGGGCGACATCACAATCGACACGCTGACGACGTCGCTGACGTTCAATCCGAGATTGCTCATTTGATTACTCCATTACACGTGGATGGTGCCGATAACGCCGTGGTCGTCATTGACGAAGGTGATGTCGGCGGCAAGGATGTTGAGGACGCTGTAAGTGCGCGAGACTTGGCGCCGGAAGCGGACGGGGATGTCTGCCCGGCGAATCCATTGCTGATTGACGAACTCGGGCAACGTCCGGATCAGGCCGGCGTCGATGAACGAAACGCCACCAGCCCTGAGGGCATAAACGTTCTGCGGGATATGCAGCCCGTCGCGCAAAACCATCGCGAATCGATGACACGAAGGCCCGTAGAACGTGCAAAGGATGGAAATGTCCTCATGCCGGCTCAGCGTGTCGCTGCCTGAGCTGTTGTGCTGGATGTAGGGGCCATCCTGCACGGCCTGAGACATCACACCGAAAGCGCACCAATTGACGGTCGGCTCGGGCTGGGTTGGAACAACGGTCTGCCAGCGCGGGCGAACCATGGGCCCAGCCAAACCGGTAATTCCCGCTATGGCTTTCTGGAAAGCTGCGTCGAGAACGTCATCCTCATCCGGAGTCGACAGGACGCCATCCGGAAGCAGGTAGCCCCCGGTTGCTGAAGTGTTTGGCATTGCTTACCCCGCCAGCGGAATCAGGTCACAGTTCGCGCAAATGAATCCGCGGCCAAAATGAGACCAGTCATTGACGACCGTGACGGTATAGCGCCGGCCCTTCCATTGAACAACGTCAGCGGCGTTTGCCGAGCTGCCGTCATCCAGCGGAAAGCGCGTGTGAATGGTCATATTGCCTTTGATGCGAGCGCCGTCTGCGGTGCGTTCCAGCAGATCGCCGTTGTCACTGGTCACCACGCCGGAAAACGTCGTGGTGGTCGTGGCATTGACGGCCATACCATCAGTCCCGACTGTCTGGACATTGCGCTCACAGATCAGGCCGGTATCCATGAAATCCGGGTCCGTCAGGATGTCGGAAACGTCAAGCAGTGCCATCTCTAATCCCTGATCACGTAAGTCACTGCATTGCGCATCTGCGCGGTATTCACCAGCGGCTTTACGCCCGATGCGGACTCAATCTCGGAAAGGCTCATGCCGGCCGCCTGGGCGCCGGATGCAATGAGTTCCATATATTCTTTTTCGCTCTTGCGCATTGACTTGGTGTCGCGAGAGTTGCGTCGATTGGAGACAGTCGAAGGCTTCAGCGGCGCGAAGTCGCCGTCGTTGATCTTGTTCTTGACGCTCATCGAGGCAACTATGCCGGCCTGGTTAAGGTTGGCATCGACAGCGCCAGTTTTTCGGTCAAGCGTGTTCTGGGCAGCCTTCTTCAACGCACCTTCAACCTTACTCAGTGAATCCTCAACGCCAGGAACCAGAAACGGGCGGGCTGGAATGTTCGCGGCTGGGCTTCCGTTTTCATGGATGTAGGCCAGCGTTGCGTTATTCATCGGCGATCCGTTATCGTCGTCTTGTCGCGCATCGGTGCTTTCGGGGAAACCAACGAGCACTTTTTTCCTGACCAGATCATTGATGCCGACGAGAATGATTTTCAGCTTGTCGGACTTGATGAAGCTCACAGCTGGATGCCCCCGGCGCCGACCATGCGGGCCATCTGCCAAAAGCGAATACCGTAGCTTGTCATGTTCCAGAACCCGGCGTCCTGATAGGTCGTCACGCTGGTGTCGTAGCTGGCCGAAACCTTGTCGACGGCCTTGGAAGTCATCGGCCCAGAGACTTTGCCCGGCGCGCCGCCCGCTGCGGCTGACTTCTGGTCTTGCGAACCAATGGTCAGGTAATGGGCCGTAAATAGCATGGTGCCCATGTCAATCATGGTGTCCCACCGATCGACACTCAGCATGGTGCCAGCCATGTCTATCCAGATTTGGACCTGCGCATCCGGGTAATCGGTCGTGCTGGCAAACTCTGGAAATGTGGATCTCAACGTGGCTGGCGTCATGCTTTATTCCTTCTTCTCAGCAGCCGCTTCAGCTTCAGCTTCTGCCTGTGCTTTTGCCTCGGCATCGGCAAGCTTCTTGAGCGGCCTTTGCTGCATCCTTCTCGGCCTTTTCGCGGGGGCCTTCTTCTCAGCAGCGGATTCCTCTGCCGGGGCAGCGGATTCCTCTGCCGGGGCAGCGGATTCCTCTGCCGGGGCAGCGGTCACCTCGTCGGAATGAGCCTGAACATACCAGTGCTCTGCGTCATCGCCCTCAACAATATCCCCGATCCCGAAGGCTTTCTTCTTCTGGTCGGGGTATTGGAGGACAAACGGCTTGGTTACGATGCGTGCCATTTGTCCACCTCCTTAGATGTTGTCGCGGTAGCCGATGCACTCGCCATATGGAATTTCCACGACGCCCAAGCGACCGAAATACGTGGTCAGTTGGCGAAGGTCGCGGTATTCCAGCGGAGTGCGTTGCAGCGGAACCAGCGGGAAGCGAATGCGCTGCTCGTCGTTGGTGTAGGCAACCATTCGATCCTTGGATGCCACGCCGCGCTGATACAGCCACTTCAGCGGCTGGATATTGAGCGGACGGCCGTTGATCGAATTCGCCAAGCTGTTTGTCTTGAGGTATTCGAGGATCGAGATGCTGCCAGCGGTGGATACCAGACGATCAACCAGCAGGCTGTACTGAACCGGCGGCAGGCGCAGTTCAGACGGGCAGATGGCGTAACCGGAAGCAGCCCAGACGCTGTTCAACAGTTCGTTGACGTCGTCTAGGATTTGCTGCGCGGTGGCAGTCGACCAGGTTCCGGTAGCGGCGTTGGTGACGGTGCCGACCTTGGTATCCGAATTGACCATGCCGGTGAAGCCCAGCGCTGTATCGCCGATATAGACCTGCTCGTCGGTGTCCATCTGGTACTTGAGCTGCATGCCGGCGAACTTCTGTTGATCAACCGGGCGGCCCAACTTCTGGGCACTTTCCAATTCGGGAATCGTCCAGCCGATCTGCATTGCCCAAAGGGTCAGCGGGCTGGTGGTCTTGCCGATGTCCAGCGAAATGCCGGTGATTGCGTTGGCATCCTTGCCAACCCATGCCTTGCCTGAACCCTGAACGCCAGGAGCCGATGCAAAGCTGGAATTGGTGAAGGCGCTGAATTCGTCAGCAATCGACACATCTGAACGCAGCTGAATGTCGCGGCCCCAAGTGACGGAGGCGAGCGGGGCATTCAGGCGCGGATCGAGACGTTCGAGCTCGCCGATCAGGAAGGAGCCGGCACTGTCAATAGTGCGGGAATCGAAGGTCATCAGACCATCATTGAAGCGCAAAATGCGCGGAGCGGCAGAAGCGGCAAGGCCGGCAACTGCCAAGGAGATGAGATTCTTTTGCATCAGATTGCCCCTTAGATGTTGAACGCGATTTCAGCGTTACCGGTAGCGTCGGCAGCGCCTTGGAACTGAGCGCCGGCAACAAGGATGGTGTTTGCGCCATCGGCCACGGCTTCAATGCCGCCGATAACCTTCGCACCGGACGGAGTGGCAACGCGGATGTACACCGCGCCACCCAAGGCTGCCGTTCCCGCATTGACGCGGACGGAGGCGTAACCGCGTTTCATCACGTCGGCAATGCCAGTGGTCGGAGGAACGGCGGTGCCCAGCGGGTCAGACGGGTTGGCGCCCTGCGTCGGGTACGGACGAACCAGCAAGCCATAGACCGAACCGGCAACATCACCAGCGCCGACAGGAACAAACTTGCCGGAACTGATCTTGCCGAACAGGCCATAGCCACCGAATGCAGCAGCGGAGTTGAAAACATGAGCTTCGATGGTCGCCTGGGATTGGCGGGTCACGTCGCCCGGAATGCCGTAAGGCATACGATAGAGAAATGCAGCCATTTGATTTTCCTCTTGGTCAGCGGGCGGTTAAGAACGTGCCCAAAATTCCCGATTACGGGCGTTGATGTCATCGGCTGAAGTAGCTCGGCCGAAGTCTTTGGTCGTGACGCCCGTGCGGGAGCCACGCATGTTGTTTTGAGCGCGGATAAGCTCGGCAGCGCCGGTGAATGCGGCAGTTAGCGCATCGCCAGTCAGCGACTTGATCTCGCGGCCAAGCAGCAAAGGATCGATTGCAACCTTGCCGGTTTCGGTTGCGTAGGCAGAGTCCAGCGCCTTGCGCATCAGCTTGGGAGCGACTTCCTTGCCTTTGATGGCGTCACCAGTCGGAACGGCGATGCCAGGGGCCAGAATCTCGGCGCGGGCGATGATCTGCTTCAGGCTGTCGCCGGAAAGAACGGTGCCCTTGGCTTCGGTGTTGTGCTCGGCACCAACCGGAGTGGGGATTTCATCGGAGGTCTTTTCCTTGTCCTCGTCATCATCACCGTCTTCGTCGTCGGTCTTTTTCTTGTCGCCTTCGTCGGGATCGGCGTCCTTGGAAGCCAGCTTGGTCACCACGGCCGCCAGTGCATCAACCGTTGCGGTCAGCTTGGCAATCGAGTCGGTTGTTTTCTTTTCCTTCTCAGCGGCCTCACGCTTGGCCTTGTCTTCCGGGGTTTCTTCTTCCTCGGCGTCGGCCATGGTTGCCTTGATTTCGTCGGCATCGCCGGTTCGGATTGCCTTCATCAGGCGCGTCAGAAGCGATTCCTTGTCTTTTGTTTTCATCACAGTTTCCTTGTCTTGAATTGAACAACGTGGGCCAGCACGGCCACGATCCACCAGCGCAACGTGGTTTCCCACGATGCCGCGCTGTAACCCGCGCCCAGGTCCTGTCTGCTCGTATTCGGCTTCGTATCCAGCCGATACTTCGGGCAATTCTTTGTTGACGTATGCGATGCCGTCCGGGTCAGTGATAACCAGATCGGCGATCAGCAGGTCATCGTCTAACCCTTCCCCTCGGCGAACGTTCTGCACGGTGCCGATGGACAGGCTTTTCCAGTTTCCCGGCGTCACGAAGTCCTCGGGATGCTCGACGGTGACGGCCTTACCCTCGAAGCTGGCCAGCGTCTCATCGCGGAACACTTCCTCGGGGATGCGCTCGATGCGGATCAATCCATCCGGGCCGGGGTCAAGCGGAATCTCGGCAGTGGTGTAAAGCTGCGTACCAGTCCGGGCGATTGGAACGTCATGGCAGACCAAGAAGCCTTCCGGCGTCGTGCTCCGCTTTTCGCCAATCGCATTCGGCGCATAGAAGCGCGAGCGGTCATTTGTGCGTTGTTTCATGGCGTCCAGAAATGAGAAAACCCGCCGAAGCGGGTTTGTAGTCATCGTGAAGAGGGGATTAGAAATTACTGAATCTTTGCCGTCGTCGGATGAGCAATACTAACGGTAACTGACCCAGCACCTGCAAACGTGATGACTATTTCAAGATATGCAGATTGAACTGCGCTGGCACTGTTGGCAGTTTTCCGGGTGTTCCAGTCGGTTGTGATAATCGATGTAGGAATTGCGTCGTTATGCACGAAGTTATTCGAGCTGTTCCATTCAGGGAAGAAGAACTGATCGACGCTATATAGCGCATCCTCTCCGAGGTAGAGGATTCTGAGCTTCGCAGTCAATCCTTTAACATTGACCATTGCCCCGGTCTTGAGTCGCAAAGCTGCGACCAAATTATCCAAGTCAAGAGCAGGCGACGTGATTGGCATCTGGATAATTACTTGGTCATTGTTGGCAGACCCAGAGGCTGCGCAGTTAAACCAGTTACCGAAGGCATCACCATCAGCTGCAACAGTTCGAGCCGTTAGTGTTGGAACTGCTGCACCAGCCCCGCCATAAACAACGGCAACACCATCTGGCACATTTGCGTTCGTGACCGAATTAAGCGTCCCGCCTGTCGTTGCGGTCAGCGCTGTATTTGCCCAAAGATTGTCATCGCTCAGTGCTTCTGACGCACAGGAAAAAAGCACGGGGGCTTTCTTCGGAATCTGCGATCCGACAGCATTAAACACTTGGAGTCCAGTACCTCTGCCAGCAGTGGTGTCAAAATGAATAGCATCCATTAAGAAATTGGCATTTGCCGTCATCTGTGTGCTGGACGTGTTGGCAAAAGTTAATCCATTGCCTGTGGCCTTTGGTGTATCAATAGCGATACCGCCCAATGCCACAAACTGACTTCTAATCCACTCGTTTACGGCGAGGTGAGTTTTCATCAACGCCAAGGAGTACCCGGTATTTCTGGGCGGGATGCTTAAAAGAACATATTTTGCCCCGATACCATTGCATTTTTGCAGCATGGCAGTATGCGCAGCGATAATTCGGGCATAACCCCAGCCACGGGCATAGACATCATTTGTCGATGCGTCGCCAATCACATAAACCGGATTAGCAACAGCGTGCGTCTGGTCAAACATGGCGACATTCTGCTCAGTGTCGCCACCGCCCATGCCGAAATTACCCAGACATTTGGCGCTGAATCCTGTGTAAAACTCAAACCACCACGGCCATGATGTGGACGAAATTGGCCGCTTTGAATACATTGAATCAACCGTAATTCCTGTGCTTAATACGGGGCATCCAGGGCCGGTGATGTCGTAATCGAACCATGCCATGGCAGCGGTCCTGTCATGCGCGACTACCTTTGCGTAGAACTGGTTAAAAACTTGCGTTGCACTTCCGGCAACTCTAACTGCTAGACCTGTGCGATACAGTCGAGCGATCAGTGTCCCGGAACAACGTGCGGTGCCGTTCCCGTTATTGGCGATGGTTACAGTCGGATACTGCGGAGTGGTGGCAAAGGCGGAGATAGACGAACCGCAAATGGTGTAACTGCCGGGTATTTTGCCAAGTCCTAGTGCGCCAGAAATGTCAGACCCACCAGCCGAAATTCCAATCACCCCGGTGACACCCTTAGAAAACCGGACAATATTGTCCGGGCTATCAGCCGGCAGATCGGTAACAGATACCCACCCAAGCGCAGAAAACCCGGAAACATCGGAGCTGTCGACATAAGAATAGCCCTGCGCATCGACGGTATAAATACGGTCAGTTACCGGGCCAAGGCCAGTATTGACGCCAACCGGCGGCTTCATTTTCACAAATGCCATTTTTCAATCCTTGATGATGGGTTCTGCAAAGCACCGGCAGTTGTAAATGCAGCCGGGGTGCGCCCTTGCGCCTGATCGTTTATCGGCAATTGGCGGGTCGCTCCACGCGAATGCCTTGCCGTCGAGTGCCTTGTGGTCTGATCGGACATCGCCATCGTGTGATGTCCGCCAGATGTAGTGCGTTGATCCAATCGCCTCGGCTCGCGCCTGGGTGAAATTGCTCGATGCTCTGGCAACCTCGGTTCGAGCAATCGTCATGGCTCGGCTTTTTGCTACATCGCCGCTGCGCATGATCTCGGCCGCAATCTCTTTTGCCCGTGTGCTGTCTTCCAGACCCTTGATGGTCAGTTCATGCACCCGCTGCGCCGCTTCAATCGGAATGCTCTTTATGATCTCGACCTGCTCGGCCTGAAGCTTAAGGAACACATCGCCAACCGGCGTTTCTCGAATCTCACGCGCCACGCCAACCGACAATTCCTCGGACGTTGCGCGCCACGCTGCCGCGTCCTTCTGATTCACTTCTTCCAGCATCTTTGCGGCGGTTGCCGATGCCCATGGGGTCAGCGACTCAGCGTAACGTCGCAGCATGTCTGTCAGCATTGGGACCGACGACGGATCGGAGAGCGGAAAGCCCTTGATGATCTGGCCAACGTGACCGGCCAGTTGTCTCAGCTGGCTGCTGTAGATTCTTTCGGCCCGTTTCGCGTTCGCCGGGTTACGAAGGCTGCCCCGCTTCCGTTTCTTGTCCAGCGTTAGGCTTTTCATCCGGGGCTCCTTCTAATTCTCCAACGGAGGGCGGAGGTTCGTTCTCGGCTTCAGCAATGTCCTCATCGCTGACGTTCGAGAAAATCCCGGTGATCTGTGACGACTGGCGCAATTCCTTGAGCGCTGTCGCCCGATCAATAAGGCCAGCATCGGATGCGCTGGTGACCGCCGTTGTCACCTTGACGGCGATGTCTGCCTTCTGGTCATCCGTCATCTGCCAGAGCGAGCGGAAAGTGAAACCAAAGCCGGCTGGCGGTGCTTCGCCGAACGCACTGCGGTACATGATCTCAATCATCTTACGGACGCCAGAGCCCAGTCGCTTTTTCTGGTCCTTCTTGACGTTGTCGTAGTAGTTCCGGATGTCGCTTTCGCCGGTTGCGCTCAAGCCGGCCGGCGATTGGCCAAATAGTCGGACCAGCGGTATTCCCGTCGCGCCAGCGATCTGCTGGCCGAACTGCAGCATCATGTCGGACAGGCCAGCAAAGCTGTAGCTGTGGGCCTCGAATTCGTCCTTGGTATCCATCAGCGTCAGGCCTTCATTCGACTGATACAGTCGGATCAGGTCTATCTGCTTGACGAGCCCTTCAAAGGCTTTCCCGCCAGCGGCGATGATCTCGCGCAATCCATCAACCTTGTACGTGCGCAAGTGGGCTTTGTAGGCCAGTTGTGCCGCGCCCTCGGTGACGCTATCGAATGGGATCAGGCGATCCCACAGGCGCTCAAGGATCGATTGACCCCAGCCGTTTTCAGAGATGCGCTGCCAGTATGGCAGATCGACGCCATCAACCCGGATTACCCGGCTGTGGTGGATTTTCATATTCACCAGGCCGGCGGCGTCAGCCACTACCTGGTAGAACTTCGGCTTTCCAAGATCAGGGCCAAAATCGGTGATCAAGTCCTGCAGCGTTGGCTGCACAACCCAGCGATCCAGAACCATGAATCCCTTGAACTGATCCTTGCTGATGGTGTCAAGGCGAAGCGGCGTTGAAACGTCTTGGCCGTCGATCAAGAACACGGCCACGCTACCACCATACAGGCGAGCCCACTTGATGTTATTGCACAGCGCTTCGAGCAGTTCCATGTGGGCGATTTGCTCGTTCAGAACCTCGATCCTGTCCGGGTCGATGTCGCCGGTAAATTCGATACCCTCGCGGGTCATGTCCTCGGCGTAAGCATCAACGGCCTGCCCGGCAATCCACGACGACCGGTAACAGAACTCAAGCTGGCGCTGGTTGCGGGATACGGGCGAAAAGGCGTAATTGCTGGCGTCCTGCTGGCTGCCGGCGCCAAGCCCGGTGCGAGTGGCGAAGTTCTGGAAGCTGTCACCGGTCTGAACGGAGTTTGCCCCTGCCGGCCCTGTCTTTGGCGGTCGGCGGCTGCTTCGTCTGCTCATATTGATTCCGTTTAATTTCCCAGCTTTGCCCACAGCGCAGCACCGCTCACCGGCAGGAATGCCATGATGAAAGCGTCTGCAAGGTTCGGCGATGCAACGTCACGCTTTGCGAGGTCAGATTTACTTTCAACCTTCACCCGGCCGGCGTTGTCGAAATCGCGCTTTGGCGTCGATAGCTCGTCGATCAGCTTGTCGACGTTCGGCATGGTCGAGTCGATGAAGATCAATTCATCAACTTCAAACTTCTGACCGTTTCGCACGGCGTTGTAGGTGTTCTTCAGCTGGTCAGCCACCAGCCACCAGGCTTGAGCCTTGATGTTGGCGAACATGTCTTTATTCTTGACGCCGGTTCGTGCGTAATCGCCGTCAGGCTTCATTACTGCGCCGCCAGCGAAGAACTTGCTGTGCGACACGGAATCAGCCTGGCCGATGTTCAGTTCGTTGAACTTCGCCCCGCATCCAGCGCCTACACCGATGGCGTCATAAATAACGCTATCGTTACGCTCTCTTGCGGTCGACCACACGCGGGAGCACGACTTCAGCAGTTCGTCTTCCTTGGCTTTCCACAGATCAGACCACGTAGCCAGCTGGCCATGCGCTTCGATCATGGCGCAGCTATCCTCACCAGAGTCAGCAACGTCAAAGCCGATGCGGCGATGGCCTAGCGGCTCAATGTTGAGCGCCTTGTGCGCGTCAATAGCGGCCAGCAACCACGATCGCTTGATTACCGCGTCGTCGTCGTCATCGTTCGGCACGCCTTCGTAGATGTGCAGGTATTCGTCAAGGTCAGCGGCTTTTGCTGCTTCAATGACTTTTATGATTGTCGAACTGAGAAACGGGTTCTCGTTGTAGTTGATCTTCCGAACAATGGTGTCCGGTGGCGGGTTCGTCACGAAGCGCCGATAAACAAAGTCCGTCGACAGCCTGGGGTTGAAGATCACCCAGAACTGCGAGCCTTCTTTTCTCAGGGTTGGCTCGAGAACCTCCCATTGCTCTTTCGTGAGGTTGTGCGCCTCTTCGATCCAGCAAACATCAACGCCTTCAAGCGACTTGATTTCGTCAATGGAGCGCCACAGCCCATAGAACAGGAACTCGCTTCCCGTCCGCATGTGCGTGATGCTGTTGTCCAGAATCTTGAACTCTGAACTCTTTCCGAACCGCTCAATCTGAATCTTGAGGAGGGTATATACCGACTCGGCAATCTTGTTCTGGAACTGGCGAGCGCACAGGAAACGAATCTTGCACCTCGAGGCGAGGAACACAGCGAACGCTGCGGCGTCCCACGACTTCGACGACGACCGGCCGCCGTACAGAACGCGGTTGCGCGCCGGCTTCAGCCAGAAGTCACGCAGCACAGGGTTCGGGCTAGGCTTTGCCTCCATAGAATTCTTCCAGGGTCATTGCCTGCGGCTCGTCGGCGGCGTGCGCGGCCTTCGTCATTTCCTTGTTGGCTGACAGCAGGTTCAAACCGGTGGCGGCGGCTTCGTTTGCCGTCTTGGTCAAAGCCATGACGGACTTCAAAGCCTCGGCGTTTTCTTCACCCGTTGCTGCGGAGTCGATGAACTCTGATTGCTCGTTGGCGATGGCGCTCAACTTGTGTGCGGTCATTGCGCCAAACTTTGCGGCGCCGGCCAAGTGTGTCGATATGGCGCGAAGCTCATCGGCGAGCGTAATCGCCTGCAATTGTTGCGCAACAGGAAGCGCACGAAGCGACTTTTCAACGGCAACAATTTGATTCGCAACGAGATTAACGTTTCGCACCTGTTGCGAAAATTTGCGAGTGATGGCCGCCCGGTCGATTCCGTACTCTTTGGCTAGTGCGGCCGGCTTATCACCATCCAACAGCCTTCGCTCAATCTCGGCCCACTGCTTGTCAGTGAGTTTTGAAGGACGGGCCATGGGGTAATCCGTAAAGCGGAGCGCCCGATTCCGACAATAGCCGGTGATCTGGCTACATCGAGCAGCGGTATGAAAGGAGAGTCATGCGTGTTCTTTCCGGATACAGCGTCCCGGATGCCGTGTTGCCGCGCCTTGTGAGCGCGCCGGCTGAATGTGCTGGGCCTATACCTTCCGCCCTGAATTGTCGCGTGGTAGTTTTGCGGCGTCATCTGGATTAACGAGGCATCGGCTTGTCCTCAATCCATCAGCCAACTTTGATCCGATTCCCGATTTCGTCCGGGTCTATACGGCCTGCGGATAGGAAAGAAAATTTACTTTCCAGCAGGGCGCTTGTCGAGGCCTTTTTCGGCCAGCAGAGCAGCAAGGTCATCAATGTGCAGGCAGTCACACATGCAGGCGCCTTGCGCGGCGTGTTGAATCGGCGCGATGTTGCCATTGCAATAGTCATTGCCCGGCGTCGCGTTGTACAAAATCCCCAAGGCGTTGATCTTCCCACCTTCGTAGCTGATCTGAACAATGGTGTCGCCGTTCTTTGCCTCGCGGCCGTTGCGATAGTGCATTTTCAAACTCCGATTGAATTTTTTTTAGACAACAAAAAGCCCGCTCGGCTTGTGGCCTTCGGGCTTTGTGCGTAGCAACGCTACGGTATGCAAAAGAGTCTATCTGAGACATTCAAATTCCGCAACTTTTTTTATTCAACAACCCCGGAGTCTTTCAACCGATCATCAATCAAGCACTGAGCCCGGCTTTCCATCTCCTTCAGCCTGCGGAATATCGCCGACTTCCTGCGCGTCATCGTGTCGTCTGACATGGCGAACTGGTCGCACAACGTCGAGAGTTTTACCTTCTGGCCATCCTTGCCTGGGATCCGAAAGTAAAGGCAGATCAGGGCGGTGACCATGTGGCGGGGATGGCCACCGGTGCCAAGCGCCGGCATGACCGATTCAACAAGCAGCGCAGCGTACTTCCTGGAAATTTCGTGATTCAACTCACACCGGGAAGCAATCAACAGCGGATTCGGCATCGGCATTGCCTCAACGTGCCTCTTTACCGTTCCGGCGACGGCCGCCCCATCCAGGCCAATCAACCCACGACCTGAACCGATCCCCACGCATTGCATGATCTTCGCCATGACCGACAGCGGGTATTGCTGGCCGCTGAATGCGTAGGCGAATCGGCAAGCCTCATGCCCTGACCTGAATATTGCGTCGCTCATTTTGGCGCCCCTTCGAAAACAAGCCTTCTCATGTCCTCAAGGTGCTTCACGGTTGCAGATAAAGATGCGGCGCTTCCTGCCGACTCTGTTGGCCTAAACCCGCAGCGCCATAGGTCATCAATCAATGCCTGGGCCTGAATCCCATCAATTCGTAAAGACGGCTCAATAATTGAATCAGGATTCTTCTCTGAAAGCGTCAAATTATCGGCAGTGAAAAACCTGTCTCCTCTCTGCTCACCGATAAGTATTTCAATGCTGTTTTGCCACGGGTTTTTATTGGCTTTGATGAATTTAACGCTCATTCTGTCTCCTTCCAGATCGAACATTTCCCCTTGCGGCCAACCTTCCGGCCCCGGTCGCAACTGGTGATAACCCTGTCGCCGCTGGCGTCGTAGGTCAGGTGCGAGCAGCCTTTGCAGCCCTTGATCCTGTTCTCGACGGCGTTTTCCTTGTTGATCAGGACTTGGAGCGGGTCGCCGTATTTGTGGGATGGGAGGACGGTCATGCTGCCTCTCCAACCTGTTGGCGCCAGTGATTAGCGTCCTGCCTTGCCATTTCGGCCGATTTGTAGGACTCCCACATTCGCAGGTTCGCAAGCCGGGCAATGTCCATGACGTTCTGCGGGGTGAGCCTGTAGGCGTCATTGTTTGGAGTTGCTCGGCGCGCGCAGCAGACCTCTATCAACCCGTTGCGATCCGAAACCAACAACACGCCACTTGCTTTGCTCGGCAGGAATTCCAACAGATCAGGCTTCCAGATGTCTTTCGGTAGCGCGTAGTAGTGCTTCCAGACCTTGCGCGGGTGCTCAACTGGGTCCCGGTGGTCCCATAGCTCTCGGTTCTCGGGAACGCGACCAGCGGCCATCTTTTCATTCCAAGTCAGCGACTTCCACCACTTGTCTTTCTTCGCGTCCGCCTTTAGATCGCCGCGGCTTATCTTCACCTCGACGTCGATAATTCGCAGGTCTGTCGTCACGCCAAGCACATCGCATTCATGGCCGGTCCAGTTGCAGTTATCGACCAGCACCACACACTTACGGGCGAGCGTCTGCAGCGAGATTGCGCGGGCTATCATGTGCTCGTTCCAAATCGTCATTCGAACACCTCGATTTCCCAGCCTCCGCCGTCCTTCTTCGATTTCGGCTTTGCCGCCAGAAAGCGGAACGGGTAAAGCTCTGCGGCGATCTTGATCTTGGCCCGAGCATCGTCCTGCCAGAAGCCCTTGACCTCGTGCATTTCCATCTGCCCGTTGGTGAGCATCACAGCGAAGTCGGGCGTGTAAAACGTGTTGTCGGCGAGCCGTAGCTTCACGCCCTCGAACTTGAACCAAACCACCTGCCCGGCGCGTTGCAGCAACGTCAGAAAATCTTCGTATGCCTGCTCGGTCTTGTTACGCTCGCCGGTCTTGAGCCGCCCTAGAGCAAAGCGCCCTGCTGCTGCCTTGTTGCTGACTCTGGTTTTTGTGACTGTCGCCATACCTCTCCAACCTTCCTTTTCAGTTCCGCCGTTGCCGGCGATCCGTGTTTCTTCTCGAAATCCGCGTAGTGCTTCGCTCGCCAGTCCGGGGATTGCTTGCCGATGTGCCGGAGCCAGCATTCCATCCGCCAGGCCTCCGACCAGGTGCAGTTCGGCTTGTCGCATGAAGCGCTCCCGCACATCAGGCAGCACGGCGATGCAACGGCCACCACTGGCCGTCCTTGTAGGTCTTGAGCAGATGGCCTTCGGCTGTGCAAACGCCTTGCTCGGCCATCTGGGCAATGCACGGCTTGAACCGCTGGTCGCGCTTTGCTGCGTCGAGAATCATCCGCATGTGGGCCGGCGTTCTCGGGTGCGTGGCCCAATGCTCGTCAATGCCATCTCCGCTGAATTTCTTGATTGCCTTGGCGGCGCTGGCGGCTGCCTGGCGGGCGCGTTCTTCGTCCTCAAGGGTCGGCACGTATCGCAGGGCTGGTCCCGATGCCTTGGCAGGCGCTTTGCGGCACGCAGCGATGAATTCCGGCAGAGTCGGCGGGAATCTTTCGTCAGACAGCGACTTCAAGGCGTAAGCAATGCGTTCAGGCTGATCTTTGAAACCGGCAAGTTCTTCCGCCCATGTTTCGCGCACGTTGTCCATGTCACAGCCCCGCCAGCGATCAAGGAACAACGAACCGTACCGGGCCTCGAACTTCGAGAAGATTTTTGCGATCCAGCTATCCGGCAACACGCTCGCATTCGCCGGTGATGTCGCGCTCTGCGTTGTTGGCAATCGGTCGTTCATTTTTCGGCTTCCTTCCGGTCAGGGCTATCGATACGGCTTCGCGTTCTTCGGCTGCGGTCTGTCGTCGGCCTGTTGGCGGTGAGCCCCTGGCGTTCGGCTTTGACGTTGCCCGCAGTTGTTCCGCCTTGAGGCTTTTAACCAGGGCGTGATCCCACTCGTGCTGAGTCCGGTGCCGGTTTGGCTGCGTCATCCAGTAGGACT